TTACTCATGGCCGTCCCTGACTTGGGCGTACCGAGGGATAAACGAGATATGCGATGCGACAACCGTTGTCACGTCCGTGCCATCGCGTGGAATTTTTACATCGCGTGCGACCTGGACGACCGGTGCCTGCTCGTCCTCAATTGCCTGTTTGTAGCGGGTCATGACCCGCTTGCGCTTGAGCGAGTAGGACGAGTTGAGGTTACGTGTGGCCAGCCGTTTGCGCCGGCGTGCCTCGTCATCAATCGTAACGTGCGCGGCGTGCTCGCGTTCGCTGTGTTCGAGTGCGAGCTCCTGGAGTTCGCGAGTGCGTGCGACCGTGTGCTTCGCTGCGATCTGCTCGAGCTTCTCGGCAATGAGCTGATCGAAAACTTGAGCGGACGACATCATGTGATAATCGACATTCAGGAATTCAATTTTGGATATCTGTGCCCTGAGTAAAAAAATGTATTGTCTTCCATGCAATATTCTTCACGGCTGGCCTTTGTTGTCTGGTTGAGGCACTCATTACGATCGGGTGCGGGAGGAAATGGGAACGTCTACGCGAGCACGGTTCGCCGCCGGTTCCTCCTCAGAGGGGTCGATCCCACATCGCTTACGCACACGCTTGCCCGACTCGAAATTGATCGTGGTCTCCAAATCCGTGTTGAGTTCATCAACAGATCGAGCGCTGTTCTCGAGCTCTTCTATGCGTTTTCTAGCCGTGTCGGCTTCATCAACAAGATGCTTGATGCGGTCGCGGGCAGTCTCGTTCTCCGAGTTGAGCAGATAGATAATTTCGAGAGACGTGCATTTCTCTTCTTCAATCCTGCTGATGTTGTATAGTGCGGTGGCGAGCTGTCCACCGAGTACTGCGGCTTGACTATTTGCATGGTTGTAAGCAGTGGTCTGCTTGCGGACCTCGGTCATGGCTGTACCGAGCCGCGTCTCGAGAATCGCGATTCTCGCATTGGCGGACACCATGGCGCTGCTATGGTTGCTCAACATGACGGCGTTGTTGATGATGGACTGTTCCATCGTGGCACGGATCGTGCCGCTCACGTCGTTGAGCTGAGCCGCCGTCTGGTTCACGCGGAGCAAGTGCTCGAGCACTTGCTCAGCTAGGCACTGGGCCTCCCGCATGGCGTCGATGCATTGGACCTCGGCGGCGCCGCAGAGCTGTTCGAAAGTTACCGACATGAAGGGTGCGTTTGATAGTAGATCCCTAAATTTCAAATTTCAATTAACCCCAAAAAAAAATAACGGTGTTCTTTTTCCTTATTATGAATATCCAGAACCAGTGACACATTTAGCAGAACATTCTGATGACCATGAACACGGTCATGACGAGCAGTAGCCACTTGAGTACGGTCCAGATCTTTCCACAGCATGTTGTACGAGAAGGGACCTTCTGGACGAACTGGGGTTGAGTCATGACTCTGACATTATTAGGACGAGGCTGGGGAGTGGGGACGAAACGAGGCTGGGGAGTGGGGACGAAACGAGGCTGGGGAGTGGAGCAACTCACTTCCGGCGTTCGGTAGGTGCTGCCGAGATGGCGACATTCTGCAAGCAAGTCTTCGATCTGTTGCTTATTGACACGTCGCCAAGCAATTCTCTCCTTGCGACCAGGTTCATGCTGCTTGCAGTACATGCCATCGGTTGTTTCGTGGCTGCAGCGTACGTTGTTGTTTTGTTGGATACCCAGGCAACGCATAGTAGTTTGAATGCCATGAGGAATTCAATTTTGGCTAAATTCTGTGGAGTTCCCTTATTTAAAAGTTGAATTGTTATGGAACATGAATAACATGGACCGAGCTTGTCCCAAAGGGGTATTTAAAATCGATTCTGGCGACATCTCGCTGCTTGCCGACCACTTGATCGGGAGCCCAACCGTACCCGGTTGTGCCATACTCAGTTACGGCAGTCGACGGGTCAAAGCCATATGGGGTCGCGGTGTCGAATTTGCCGACACGCCCGGGTACACCGTGAACGCGAAAGAATTGATGGACGACGGGTGGGAGGTTGATGTCGTGGACCAGGACCGCTTTGCTATTGTTCAGCACCTGTTCCACCCCTCATCACCCGCGTTCGCGGACCGCAAAGCGACCATTCGCAGCGAAGCATTTGCTAATATCGCGGACCGATCGGGTCAAGTCGCGGTGTGTGACGCGCGCCACCGCAACACGGTTGCCCTCGCGGAGCGTGGATTTTCGGCAGACAGCATTATCATTTTCGAAATGCAACCCCTTGTCGTCATTTACCTCCGCCTTCTCGCTCGCGTACTCTTTCACGGAGGTGCGCTGCCGCAGGTCGTGCACGGTCGACTCGAGGACAACCTGCCGAAGTTTACCAAAATCAGGTCTCTCTACTTCGACGTGTGTGGCGGCCTGCCGCACAATGCGATCTCGCTCGCGGACACGCTCACGGTTTACGCTGCTACATGCAGCCACAGTAACCGTTCCAAGACCCGGGGTCTGGATTTCGAGATCCGCCGCCCAGCGGGTTTTACCGAAGTTGAATCGTTCAGTCGCGAAACTGTCCGTTGCACGTTCTTCATTAGGGGGTAAAACCCTCCCTCTATTTTTTTGAAAGTTGAAAACAGAATTGTCATTATCAACGATGAGCACGATCACCGAATGTCTAGACAAGGCCGCCGCGGGTATCGAGACCAAACGCGAACGCGTGGCCAAACGAAAGGCCGAAGCGGACCTCGACCAGACTGAACGCGAGGCTGCCGACGATCGTATTGCCAAACGTGCCGCCCAGATGCGCAAGCTCAGAACCAAACTTGCCGAGCTCGCAGCGGAGAGTGATGCCGATTTGGCAGTGATCGACCAGATCGAACTGCGCGTGCGGCAGCGCACGGCCGACGACGAGAGCGATTTTGAGATCGCTTGTGAACTTGAGAGCAACTGCACGGCCGCGCGAGTCGAGCGTCGATCGATCGGTCTCCGCGACATTGGTACGCCCATCACGGAATTCCACACGGAGTAATTTGATCTCTTTATTTTTTCGAACCTTGCAAAAAAAAACGACAGTTCCAGCTTTACAAATTTTTACAGAAGCACCAAACACCATCCGAGGTCCGCTTCCATACCGTAAAACCCTGATCTGCGTACCACTTTCGTAAGTGTGGTGCACCATTGAGTACTGTTCCTACGACCGACCGCACACCGCGGGTGCGACAGTGGTCAACAATGAGTTTCAGTAATCGCGTACCATGCCCTCTCCTCTTAGGAAATGCATCAATACTATCCAATTCAATATGGTCAAGGAAAATACGAGCATAAGCCCGAGCATTTGAGCAGTCGCGATTAGCCCTGAGATCGAACCATAAGATTACATTATCAGCTCTATCTAATGCATGCACCACAAATTGATGTTCGCCTATCTTCTCGGACCTATTGTGAATCTCGATCATATTGTGAAGAAGCTTCCTGCGCCACTTCTCGAGTTCAGCGTTCAATAGTGCCGACTCCTCCGGCGTTGGCTCTTCCCTTAGGTCATCCACTTTCATCATTCCGATGTGCTTGCGTTTGAGTCCGATCGCGGCGTAGTCCTGATTGAACTTCTTGTGAACTTTGTGCTTGTGCTTGACCTTAGCATCTTGGGGGATGTTCGTCCTCATCTCTATCAGTTGCACTTGTGCGTACAATCGTAGTGTCGCTTCGTGAAGTTGTGCGAACTTTTCCCGAGCCTGTTTTCGGTAGTTTTCCGACATCGCACCATCAACATCGATACGCATGGTGAGGAGCACTGCTCCACCGGGATATGTTTTAAGTTGTTCTCGCAGCTGGGTATAAGGGTCCATTGTATATTCTTGTGCATATTGCTCTAATTAAAAAATAAGAGAGAGATGCTCATGGCTCTTATTGGTCCATCATATTCGATGGCTGCTCGCCGACACTCATGGTCTGTCCAAAGGCAGAAGACGGTCGTGATTGCCATCTGAGAGCAGCTTCCAACGCGCGCTCATTTCTTTTCTTGAGGTACTCATATTTCAGTTCGGCCTCGCGGACGGCGAACTCCATGCGGAGTTTCTTCTCGACTTGTCGGTTTTTCGCGATCTCCTCCTTCTCCTCGAGCATCTTTTGGGCTCGCTTGAGGTCGACCTCGATTTCAAGCAGAGTCTTTCCGTGATGCTTGATGAGTTCTTCACTGGTTGTCTTTTTATGATTGAGATTGCTAATTGCAATCTTGAGCTGGCTCACGGTCTTCTTCGAATAGTCAGTCATTGGATGTTGAATTGATATTTGATTCAATTTTTAAAGTTGAAATTTGTAATGCAGTTATAAATGGCAGTTACAATCGATGAAGCACCAGTGGCACGACGGCGTCGCGCACCGCTCCCGGATGACGGCTTTGTCATCCAGGACTACGAGATCTTACGCCGCATTGGTATGGCCAACCGCCGCCGCGGTACCGAGCGCGGTATTGATGCGGCACGTGCGATGCACCAGTATTTGAAGCGGCAGGCTGGGGGTGAGGCGGATCGTATGAGTGCTGCTTCCGTCCGGGCCGTCGGCACGGAACCTGTGGACGACATTCCAGAAGCTCTCGCCTCAATGTACTCGTTCTGCACCCAGGATGAGGAAGACGATGATGGCACCGCATATCCCATGGGTCGCACGCTCTACTCTGCTCTGGATCCGGGATCAACACTGCAGGACATGTATGACGAGATGACATGCGCGTGGCAAGAGTTCTTCGGAATCGACGTGGCATTCTCGGCCATCTATCCCACCTGTGAGGTCGAAGTTCCCGAAACGGGGGTCTACTATATCGACCGGGGCCTCACTATCGGTGTCTACATGTGGTTTCTGGAGCAGGTCGGCATCGAGGCCCGCCTGCCATAAACCGGTCCACTTTATTTTTTAAAGTTGAAATTACATGGGCCAAAAAACATGTCGTGGTACATTGAACGTAGACGCGAACACTTGCAGGCAATTGCCGAGTGCGAGGCATTTCGTGACGATTTGCCCCGGTGGGTCGCCGAGCGGCAAGAAATTGCTGATCGCATTGCCGACGATGACCGTCGTCTCATGGCGCGTGTCGACTTCCTGCTCGTGAGACGTTGGACGGAATATGCTTATAGCCACTGGTTCCTGCGCGATGAGGATGTTCCCAAACTGGATGCCATCATGGACGCGAGCGATATTTTCACCAAACGGGAATGGAATGACGGAGCGGGCGGTCGCATCGAGGGGCGTGCCATCGATATCCCGAGCCCCAGTGGACATGGATGGTCCCATCCCACTTCATATCGCCGTCGCAGTATGGCAGCTGTCCCAGCCATCAAAACGCAGGCCGCCATTGGGATGCTTCCGCACATGGAATATAAGGTTGATGGCACTCATGCGGAGGTGACGATTGTGAGCCGCGAGGTCGTTTTCAGTGTCTATCCCAAGTAGATCTTGCATCTCCTATTTTTTGTTTTAAAATAATGACCGGGCCAATTTAAAATTGAATATTTCGACCCTCTGTACTCACCAGCCACCTTTTCAGCCACCTTTTCAGCCGCCATGTCCGCACACGCCGAAGTCAAGCAGACGCTCCTGAGCATGTCCCTCCCCGCCGAGCTCGAGCACCTCCGTGCCAAGTGGATCAAGGACGTCGCCCACGAGCAGGAGCTCGAACAGCTCAGGCAGCGCGTTCAGGAAGTCGCCGAGATTGACAAGCAGCTGGATGCGCATGTCCTAATGCAAGAGGGGCTCGACCATTGTCATGCAGGAGCCGATACCTCTGCGGGGATTCATATCCGCTCAAAGAAGACCCTGATCAAGGCATTTGTGCAGAGTGCGACTCTTGAGAAGGAGAAGATCCTGACACTGCCCACTGAGCTCGAACACCACTCCTCCAAGTGGATCGAACTCATCGCCACACATCAAGCCGAACGGGCTCGGATCATGCTGCAAGTGCGCATCACCAACATCGAGAACGAGTTGGAAGACCTTGGAACTGGCGCGGCAAACAGAGCCACGTTGATCAAGCGTCGCCGTCTAGCGTCGCAACGGCATGCTCTGCTCGCCGAACTGGAACAGTTGATCTCGGGTAGACCGAGAGAGCCGGAGGTGAGTCCGGAGTGGCGGCCCGCCGTCTGGTCTTGCGGCTCCGCCACGCTAAACCGCGTGTGCAGGTTCGAGACGTGTGAGAGACCATAGGGGATGCTCGGTTGCGAGCATCAATATGACGAGCCGTGCTGCCACAAGGGGAACCTCGAACCGAAGCTGCTCTGGACACCCACCGTGGACGAGGTGGTATTCGGAACTATCCACTTTATTGAGCCGTGGTAAGCTCGAACATGATTATGTTTTTTTCATTGTTTAAAATTGAAAAGATCGACCCTTATAACCTACAATCATGTTCGAGCTGCCCGCGGTGCTGGCCAATTTGGTCACGCAGTTCCTCTCGGACCGCGACAATCACGCCGTGTTGCAGACCTGCCATGCGGCCACACCCGTTGTACATGCGGCGCCCCGACTGAGCGTGTTCCACATCACAAACCTCACTCGTGATATGTATCACCGCTACCGCAGCGTGTGCGTTCACGCGGGCGGCAGGCCCTGGCCGGCACTCGACTTGTTCGCAGCGATCCCAAGCGGTGACGTTCATGACATCTGCATAAGCGGAAACGAGACCAACGCTCAGTCGCTGCTCACGCACGAGGTCGAGCTGCAATTCGAACGACTCCCCGTGTTTGCGAATGTGACACGTGTTGACGTGTCTGGATGGTGCGGGTTTCGTGCGCTCACCCGCTTCCCGAACGTGCGTTCGCTCAAGATCTGGATAGCAAACGTGAATGTGCCGGTGCGATACCCCGCGTTGCCACTCTTGAAACATCTCGAGATTGTGAACGAGAACGAATTCGACATCCACGATGATGAGAACGAACCGATGAGGCTCAAGACGTTTCCGGTGTGGCCCAGTGTGATTCGGATACACTCTGATTTCGTCATCCCGCCAGGATTCGTGAATCTCCGACATGTCAAGACCGACGACATGCGAACCATCCCGATGGATCTCGCTACACAGCTCTGGTCCATTGAAACCAGCCTACCCGAGCACATGGGTTATGGTGCGGAAGATAACAATCTGTGGTGCGAGCAAGACGAGAGCGGAGTTACAGTGATCAAACTTGATCACTGCCTGAGTCTGAGGAGTTTCAGACTCAACTCATCGGAACATGGTCGGACGATCATTCGTTGCCACGATCGAGTCAAGATCACCCACTCATTCGGCCATTAACTTTGCTGTAATTACATCAAAATTTTTGCTTTTTTAAAGTTGAAAATTTGCGCTCTTGTGCAATCATGCCTTCCTCTAAGAACCAACAGAAAGTACTCGACGCGTTGCCTGCGGGCTACTCGGTAAACATCGATGACTACAAGAATTTTAGCACCAGCAATATCTTCCTCAAGTGTCCCAATAAACACAAGTCCCGCGCCGAGAGCTGGGGGGCGATTAAACAGCGCATTGACAGAAAGTCAGAGATATGTTTTAAGTGCAAGAATAGAAAACCGTCCCGATCTACCTATGTGATCTACAATGATCTCATTCGCCGGTGTCTCCTTATGGGGCTCATGGTCGATACACCATTTGAAAAGTTTACCGGGAACAAATGTCGAGTAGACATTCGTTGCTTCGCGCACGATCACAAACAATATGGTGTGGACGCGGCGTCCATCTGCAACCGCACAAGGGGCTGCTCTCAGTGTTACTACGGCCACTTAAAGGGTGGTACCGGCCCGGAGTGCTCGTGTGGCGGACAATGCCTGACGTGCCAGGTACATAAGGGGATGTGGTATATTAAACGATGTATTAGCGTACATCGTTATCCAGGAAATATCAACTACAAATGGGTTATACAACAATGGAAAAAACAACAGGGAAAATGCGGCTACAGTCAGATTAAAATGGATCCAACTGGACGGAACCGTGCTCAAGCTCTTAGCATTGACCGACTCGACAATTCCAAACCACATGATCATAATAACTGTATACTAGTCGTGCTCCCGGTCAATCTGGGTAAAAACCAGATGAACGACAAAGAGTTCCGGAATTGGCTTGATCTTATTGCCGAACATCGTGGAAGCATCCGTAGTAAGATCACAGCTGACGAGCGAACTCATATCCAATACGTTCTGAACAGCGGAATGCGCAACAATAGTAACCCGACCCGGCGAGCTCGAGTCAAATGTACAGTCACTATAGACGAGCTCGTAGAGTTCTGTAACCAGAATCGCAACTGCGCGGTAACGGGCGTACCCGTGGTCTGGGCTGCCAAACAGTGGAACACGGGCTCGTTCGACCGTATCGACAACGACCGCGGCTATTCCCTCGATAATATTCAAATTGTATTGCGTAATATTAACTACATGAAAAGTAATATCCTCGACACTGATCAGTGTCGCGATCTCGTCAATAATTTACTTGCGAAAAATTGAGCCCGAAGGTCATTCCGTAGAACTTTAGTTTTTATTTATTTTTAAAAAGGCGGAATGGGTCGAACCCGGTTCAAAGAGACGCGTTGATTATTCTAGTCTATAATACGGGTGTTGATGTTGTAGCGCGCCTGGAAGTATACGACGAGGACATCTACGATGCGCTCGAATGCGGAGCCGCGCTATGGCTCTTGCAGTACAAAGAGATCTTGTACGTAGATGATCCGTAAAAAAGACGCCAATCACGTGTCAACGTTCTCGAGATGCCGATCGTACAATGAGTTATTTTTTGCAACAATGTGTACCCTTCCAACTTCTTCCAGGGGTTTCATAAGTATTGCCATTACACCTTGCTTCCAGTCCACGGTATCGTTCCAGAGGTCGGGTTGGTAGACCCGTATGATGTCGAATCCGTTGTCGAGTGCACATTTCATCTTGAAGATGTCCACTTCGCGGACCTCATCAGCTTTAGAGTTCCATCCCTTTACATCTCGAAAGTGCTGCTCGCCATCGATCTCGATGATGTAGTTCCCGATGCGGAAGTCGAACGGTAGCCGTCGATCTCGCTGGCACCACTCGAACGCGGGTTGGTATTCGGCCGGGACTCCCTCCTCTGCACACCATTCAGCAAACTTCCGTTCCGACTTCTTCACACATTTGGGGCACCATTGTCCGCTTGATACGTGCCGCAGCCCCATCCGGAACTTGTGACTGCACGTATTGCACCGGAAATTGTACTTGGTGTGACTGAACTTTGAGAGAGTTCGTGGAGATACAGGATCGCAGATGTAGACGGACTTTGGACAGGTCGAGAATCGTCTAGGATCACATGTCGCGCACTCGTCCTGGTCACATAGTGCCTTGCCCGTGCAGTACTTGCAGCAATTCCATCCTGCTGTGATATTTCTGACTTCGGATTCGAATTCGTGAAGGCATATATCGCAATCGAACAGGAATGATTTGTGTGTACCCTTTGTTATATCACATGGCTGGCACGGATTCTTGGAAGACCACAATCGAGATCGTTCAACAGATGAAAATCGGCGTTCATCACACATGTCACACGCGCCTATGTTCCCGCACACCTGACGCCTTGAGCAGAATGGGCACCAGTCACCTCGCTGTTTTATCTTGTTAGGAATAATATCGAATTCATGTCCACAGTCCGGACAATCGAAGATTACAGTATCACCACTGCCCAGTGCAATTTCTCGTGCGGACTTCGAATTCTTGGGCGACCAGAACTGGGCTTTATCGAGTGAAGCCATAGTTCGGTCGTGGCACTTTGTGCAGCCAGGTTCGAAGCATATGGCGTCTCCACTACAATGGCTGCAGGTGTTTTTCTTCTTGATGATGTTGTACGGAGCAGCCTCGAACGAGTACTTGCACTTGGTGCATTTGAAATGCCTGTCCGCGTTTGAGGATTTTAAGAGTTCGTAGGGAGCCATGGGATTCTTGCTGTAATCCCAGTAAGCACATGCTGGATATGCAGCTAGACTTTTCATGTAGCACTTGTGACATCTACAACTTCCACATAGCTTGCGTGCAGTACCTTCGCACTCGTCATACGACAACGCAGCTGTAAAGCACGACCGACACTTGGTCGCGGTCAGAATACCAACCTCGGTCGGATCAAAATCTTTGTTGCAATTATCACACTTCATCTTTGTAAATAGGTACGTCCTGTTCAATTTTATAAAAAAAACACGTTTCACGTAAGAGAACGTGTTGATTTTTGTTTGTTTTGTAATTTTAAATAATGGATTCGACGTGAAACGCGATCCAGCTGGGGGAGGCTGAATAATGCGATCAGGTCGAGTAACGAAGTACTGCTGCTATCGATTTTTAGCTTTTTAAAGCCATTTATCGACGTTCCACAAGTTTCCATGTGGGACTGACTATATCTTATGCCAGAACCGAGATTTCTCGATTCCAACCGACAACCGTTTAGTCGATGAACCTTCAACTATTACGAGAGACCTCGTAATAGTCGCTTGGCTGCGGATTACCCATTTCCGTTCGTTAGCGGAATCTTCTAAGTTTTTACTATGCCCTAGGTCATTACCCCGGTTCCGCACGCTCAGTCGCCTGGCGTGGGTAGTATTAGAAGTTTTAGGGACTTCCCGCAATTTGGGAGTCTTGCAGCTTGCTAGTCAATAGCAAGCCACTAGGCAATTATATCGTGGTACTGTCACGAGATTCATTACAGCGTTTACCCCCACAAGTGCTGAATCCAACTTGTGAAGCGCTTGCCTGTTGTGGACCAGTCGGAAAACTGCAATTGCAGTTTTCTCAGTCAATCCATCACTGATTAGTAGGAAATTGATCGCAGAGGCGACAATTACCAACTCACCGCTCGTAGCGGACCCATCGACGATCTGTCCGATCACGCTCGACACGTAGCGGATGTAGAACTCACGCGCGCGACTCACGTTAACGTGACCTGATGGTTGATACGTGCCGGGGTACAGGTTGAACGGGACCATCAGGGCGCCCTGGTCATCCGGGCACTGGATGTGCGGTCCACCGTAGGTGTACGTGGTGTACTGGTGGAAGAAGTCCGCCGGCATGTCGTTGTACAGGAAGATACCGTGCGCCGAGATGGTCAGGCGGTCGATGGTCTTCGTGCTGACGAGAGCCTTGGCCGTGGCACCGATGAACGTCGGGGTCACCGCGCCGGTGGCGGGGTCAGCCACGAAGGATGACTCGTTCGTGACCAGGCCGGGCAGCGAGAAGCTGGTCTCAGTGATCTTCGAGAACTTGTCCCACATGTTCAGATGCGAGGCGAGACGACCAGCGGCACCGTGCGGTTCGCGAGTCTTGTTCTCAGCCGGACGCAGTCCGATGAACATGCACTCGATCGGCCACTTGAGGTTCTGCAGGAGAATCTCATGGTCGGACAGGGACGCAGTCACGTTCTGCTGACGGTGCACGCGGATCAGAGTGAAGCCGATACGCTTGATGAAAATTTTGTGGATCTCGGGGTTCACGAAGATGTTGTTGATGTACAGCGAGAGCTGGCTGACGTTGGGCGCGGCCAGGGTCACGTTCGAGGCCGAGCCGGCTCCGCGGAGCTGGTAGCCGACCATCTCGGCCGCAGTGGCCAGCGTCAGGTTAATGAAACGCTGACCGTACGGGATGGCGACGGAGGGGACTGCAAGGCGAGGATCCTGCGATCCACACATCATGGGGGAGTCCTTCCCCAGGAGAACTTTAATAAAGTTCTCCGCAGCACCGTGCTCATACGTTTGATTGCCGTATAAAAGTTTAGGTGCTGTGATGCCATCACGGTTTCCCGTGATGTCTAGACTATATCTTAAGCCCCGCTTGCGCTACTACGCTGAACGTAGTTTCGTAAGTGGAACCCCAAACCATTTAGTCGTTGAACTGCATTCTCATTGTTGTTGATTTACCCAGTCAAGGTAATCCTTGGCCTCTTGCAAGGCATCGGATTTTTTATAGTATGGCTTCTTATTTCGGCTGACCTGTACGATGTACTGGCCGGTCTTGATTCCCCGTGGTAGCTCCTCGCCCGATGCATCCGTGCGCTTTTCGGGTTTGTAGGGGACACCATCTCGTTCCAGATCTTGCAACCAGGCAATGGCCTCCTCGCGCACCGTGTCGATATTATCGTCGGTGCAGGGAAAGACCTTCCTGAGGCAGAGTGGATGGCGGCAGATGTTGAATGCTTTGCGATTGCCCTTGTACGTCTCCATGAAGCTCATGTGCTTCGGCAACCCTTTTGAGGGGTCGTGGCTCCTGTACTTGTCCGGAGAGCACAACCGCGCCATGATGGTGCCCTGGCGGATGCGCTCTCGGGTGAGTTCGCATACCGTGTATCCAGACTTGCCACCGGTCGTCAGGTTGAGGCCGTTCGGGTGAAGGGTGTTGTGCGTGAGGATGAAATACTGTTCCATTTCATCCAACAGACGATGATCGCATTCGATTAGGATCTTGATCTTGAAGCTTTCGGGTCCGTACTTATTCATGGCATCGTAGAGAGCCGTGCAGGTTTCATCCCGCCGACCATCCATATATGCCTTGAAATCGCTACCGTGACCGATCTCACGTCGATGCAAATCGACGCTCTGACCGATATAGGCTTCGGGCCCTTGGTTGTTGTGACTTTGTAAATGCAGCCGTTCATGTGTTGTTATGGACGGTTCTTTTTTTGAGAACTTGGCTGCGGATTTTCCATTACTCCTTTCGGAGGTATCTTTCACGTTTTTACTTAGAGAAATGCATGCATTTCTCAGCCCTTGGTCGTTACCCAGGTTCCACACCGTCTGTCACCAGCAGTGGGTAGTAGTGAAAGCTTTAGGAGGTTCCCGCAATTTGATTCAGTTGGGTCGCTTAAGCGACCCTAGGCGGTTATATGCTCTCGCGAGCAGGGTGTTACACTGTTAGCCCTTTATCGTATTACCCCAACGATAAAGGCAGCCGCCTGTTGGCAACCAGGTGGGAAAATGTATTTCCCAGTTAATTGCACCAGAACAGCAGCGGGATGAGCAGCGTGAGCGAGTCAGCCTGGGGCTTAGGGGTCTGGGCGCCGTTGAGCACCTCGACCTGCACCTGGTGGGAATCGGCCGAGCCGACGGCCTCCGGAGCGAGAGTGGCCTTCATGGGAACCTGCTGGCCCATGCATCGATCCCAAGCGAGCTTCTTGTTGGGACCGACGAGGAACTTGCGGTGCATCACGGTAGCATCCGACGTGTATTGGTCTAGCGACCGTACCGAAGTTGCTGATAGAAAATCAGCACAACCGGACATTTCCTTCCGGTTGATACTTCCCCACCTTTTTTAAAGGGGTGGGCCGTCTTTCGACGGGGAGTGGACTCTATCTTAAGCCAGATCACACAGGTGTATGAGCGGCCAATCAACATTGAGTCTCTGAACTGCATTCTGAGTTCTTGAATATTCGTTCGCAAGTGCACGCTTTTCATCCATGGTGAGCTTGTTGCTTTGCCACGTCTTTGCGCGTTCCTTTCCGCCTTCCATCCAGACGTACCGGTAGCCCTGATCAACACCCTTCAGTGTAATCTTTTGGACTCCTTGCTCGTTACCTTCTTCACGTTTGATCTTGTTCACATGTTCACCCGCTTCCATTCGCTTGACGTATTCGAGCATCTCACCCGCCATGTCCTCGATTGCTCGGGTCTTGCTTGTGATGATCTTATTTTCGCCTTTGAATGGTCGGTAACGGAAGCCCCTCGATCCGTCTGCGCCAGTGTACGCAGTCACGTACTTCTTGGCAACGAGGATTGAATGGTCGTTGGTCCTCTTGTACTCGTACGTCTCGTTACGCCGTAGCAGTCCGTCAGTAACGGCTCGCTTGGCTTGTTCGGACTTCTTGCCGGCAGACCCACCCCGAGTGGAGTTGTAGCCTGCGGGCTCGAGAGAGTTGTAGAGAGCGACCATTCGGGTCTCGAACATGTTCAGATCTCCGTCATTGCACTGCAGCAGAATTTCGAACTCGAACGCATCTCGACCGTGTTCGCGAATTGCCTCACTCAGAGCTCGGCAATTGCTATTCCTAGCAATTGCTTTGGTGATGTGTTGCCGTTTGCGAACGTAAGGGTCCGCCAGAGTGGTCTGGCCGATGTAGTTCTTTTTCGTGATTGTGCAGTAAAATCTGTAGATCCAACCCATGATGTGTAAGGTAATGAATTTTCAATTTTTCAGAACTTGGCTGCGGATTGCCCATTCCTACTTCCGAATCTTTTGAGTTTTTACCATGCCCTGGGAAAATGAGTTTCATTTTCCCATTGGACCAGGTTTCCCTGGGGTTCCGTACACTACGTCGCCGTGTGTAGGTGGTATCAAAAGCTTTAGGGTATCCCCGCAATTTGATGATTTCGCACTTGGAAAACGCCACATGTTTCAATTCCAACATGGCACATGCAATGTTTTCCAAGTACTAGCACATGTTTTTGCATGTACTTTTAACCCCCTAGACTTGAGGGTTGCCATTGACCTCGAAGGCGACCTTCTTGAGCACGCGCTCACCGGGGTAGTCGCACCAGCGGATGGTGGGCTTGTCCGAAGCACTGGCCTCGGTGTTGCTGAAGCTGGGCTGGTCCAGCTTCATGTATACGACCATGTCGTTGAAGAAGTCGCCGAATTGCCTTTGTACCGACCTTTGGTAACGTTTTTAAGCCTTCCTTAAAAACGAACCAACCCGAGCATTTCCTATCGGGTGTTTGGTCCGGCCACCTCGGGGGATTTCTCCCTTAGTGTGGCCGCCGTCTTTCGACGTGGAGTGGACTATATCTTAAGCCCGCTTGTGATGCTACGCACCACTACGCTTTCGCGAGTGTGGTAGTTCATAGGCGAGCCAACCGACATTTAGTCTCTGAACTGCACGCATTACTTTTTGATTGATTCTAGATGTTCCTTGGCCTGCTCGAGGAGTTCGTCCGTCGTGCAGGTCATCTTGCAGAAGTTCTTGATGATACGCTTGCCTTCCGGATTTTTCCAGAAGACTCGGAAGCCGTGACCCATACGCTGAATACCTTCAGGCAGTTCGCGTTTGGGAATCACGACTTCCACCTCGCCACGATTGAGACGCTCGAGGAAGGCGGTTGCTTCAGCGAGATTCTCCGCCATGGTCTTGGCAGTGTCAGCAAAGTACTTGCAGGTGCACCGGGGGTGCTTGGAAATCTTGTAGCCCTTCTGGTACTTGTTGTCGACGCGTCCGATGTGCTTGGGCAGATCTTTCGTTTCATCCGACTTGCGGTATGCCTGCGACTCGCGTGTGAGTGCACTTTCAGACATGAGCTCGCGTGTGGCGGCGCTCATGTGCTTGTTCGAGTTTCCGCCGGACATGAGATTGTAGCCGCAGGGAGCGAGTGTCCCGTAAGCCTTGATCATCTTGTCTTCGAAGAAGTCGAGCATGTCCTCGTCGCACTCGAGCAGCACTTCCTTTTTGAAGTTGTCGAATCCGTATAGTCTGATGGCATTGTTCAAGTACCGACACCCCTCATCACCTCTGCACTTGGCGGCGCTCTTGTGGCAGATCATGCGACGATCGAAATCCTGGATGGACTGACCGACGTATTGCTTACCGACGGGGCTCGTGAGCAGATAGATGATGGGCATCGTGTTGAAGGGGTTCGTAGAATCAATTTTTTAAGTTTTAGCGCTTGGCTGCGGATAACCCATTCCTGGCGAAAGGATCTTTGATGTTTTTACCGTGCCCAAGGAAAGTGAATTTCACTTTCCCATTTTATCAGGTTTCCCTGAGGTTTCGTACCGTGAGTTTCCTCCGGTAGATGGTAATCAAAGCTTTAGGATTTCCCCGCAATTTGACGGTTTTGCACTTGTTGCGCAACGCATGTTTATTCCAACATGGCGCATGCGCTGCTTCACAAGCACTAGCACACGTTTTTGCGTGTACTTTTACCCCCCTAATGTCGAGGGATGGAGAACTGAACCTCTCCACCGAGCTGAACCGTTCCGGATCCAGCGTTGACCTTGTTGTACTCGTAACCGAGTGCGACGAACGGCTTGAAGTGCGCATTCGTGAAGAGGACGTGCGTCCTCTCGATGTCCAAGCATGGACTCCACCTATTTTCTACATGTAGAAAATAGGCACACCTACTCGGGGCTGCTACGGCCTTAGTTAGTTGTCACGCTTTCGCGTGGGATGGACTATATCTTAAGCCGTGATGGGATACCTCATCATAGCCAACTGCCATTTAGTCTCTGAACATTTACCATGATTCAGCGTAGAGCTGCGAAAGCAGCTCAAGCGAATTTTAGGTTTTAGCTGCGGATTGCCCAATCTTTCAGATTTTTACCGTACCCAGGGTTATTAACTCGGCCAGTAGAATCTTTCGATTCTACCTTGGTACTGAAAGCTCTAAGGGTGTTCCCGCAATTTGACAATTTTGCACGCGTTGCTTGTAGCAACATGTGTGAATGGTTGATGGCTCCATTCTGTTGCAACACGTACTAGCGTCTGGTTTCCCAGCCACTTTTGACCCCCTTGGACTTCAGTAAAACTGAATCGAAATGTTAAGGGTCGGAGTCTCATCAGAGATCGAGGGGTCCGCACGTCGCTTAGCGCGGATAGCCTCGAGGCGGTTACGCAGCATCTGGGTAGCCATGAGCATGCGGTCCTGCTTACCATCGTTAGTGATCAGTTGGAAAACTCCACCGGTCGCCATGTTGGAAGATATATACAGGCCGGGACTATCTGTCAAAAAATAAAAAATTAATCCCGAGTTGTAAAATAATTAAATAATTGACCCCAAATTTTTGAAACCCCTGTCAAAATGGAGGGCAAATTTTTGCCAAAGTTCACCCCGGGTTTCAAAATTTTTAGTGCACACAACCCCGGCTGCGATCAGCCGGTTTCGACTGGCCAGGATCGCGGGTCCATTTGAAAATTGAAAATTATACGCCTTGTCATATCTGCACAGCCTACACCTGCCTCGTGCCGTACCCTCGCTCTCTCGCTCCACTTCGACATGTCCGCTCCCGTTCTCAACAACTCATCTCGCCCTCGCGCTCGTGCCAGCCTCATGGCTCCTCCTCAGGCTCCCCCTCAGGAGCATGTGCAGCCGTGGGTCGCGCCCCCGCAGTTCCAACAGCCGTACGGAGATCCAGCGTCCCGAAACGATACCGTGGCGCTCAGCAACGCGGTGACGATCGCAGACCTCTGTGAACATGGCGCGGCCGGTCTCGGAGCGGCAATGGCCATGCTCGCCGTCAAAGCGAACAAGGGCAGCCCCGATAGGAACTTCCATGGCAGCTTCATCATCGGAGACGAGGAGTTGAGCATCAGCAAGCGTACAGTGCCTCGTGACGCGTACGGCAACGCGATTGTCACCAAGATCCGCGAAATGCCGTCCCCCTGCACGATCGAGCTGTTCCTCGACGCGCTCGCGAGCGCGCTTCAGGGTCCCCTCACTAGCAACTCGATCACGCAGTGCATCGCGAACGTGCGCCAGTCCGTAATCTCTCTCCGGCAGTCTAGTGGCATGTCTGCCGGGGATCAGACGTGGAGAGCAGTGGATCAACAGTACTTTGCCCGATTCCAGGCGGACCTCACGAGCCTCTCCAACGCCATCATCACGGACCTGGCGTTCTTCCGCAAGCGCAACGTTGGTGTCCAGTTTCTCGATGCTGCTCGCGTGTGGATTGCTAATCGATCCACCAGCAATCTCGCTCTCACGCACTTGCTCACCCACTGCACCGCCCCGCCAGAGTTCGGACAGACCCAGATCAGCCAGTTCCGTAATGCCGCCTCGGCATCACAGACCGATCAGATCGCACGTGCTCAGGAGGAGGCTCTCGAGGGGTTCAAGCGCAAGCAGGCGGCCGCCCTGGAGACGGAGCAGAGACTCGCGCGCATTGCCGAACTCCAGCGTCTGGTTGACGAGGCGGACGCCAGGCAAGCCGAGGTGGACGCCAAGCAAGCCGAGGCGGAACAGAAGCATCTCCAACAGCAGAGCGAACTCGAGACCGCGCGTCGTCAGCAGCAGGATGCGGAGCTTGCGGCTCGCTACCTCCAGAATCGGGTAGATCACAGCGAGACCAAGTACAACCAGCTGTTCGCCATCACGGCGGATCAGGCGGAGTACATCAAGCGTCTCCAGACCGGTCACACCGATGCTCCCAGCAATGGCGAGTGGATCTCACCGGAGGCGCCCGCCTCGGTTGCGCCGGCGTCATCCAGCTCTTCTCCAAGAATCCGGACTCGTCGTCCGCCAGCCGCCCTCATGATTGCTGAGAAGGACGAGCAGAAGGAGCCGAAGGAGTAATCACCCTCCCCGACCACCTCACATACTCCCTGTACTTCCCCCAGTGTATTTTTTTTTCACTTCAAAAATTTCCGAGATAAGTATAAATGATTATAATTGCAGTTGTGATCGTTCTCGCGATCGCGCAATTGTACGTATCTGCAAATCTGGACGGCACGCTTGAACGTGTTGGTCTCGGCGCGTTCAAATGGGTCAAGCATTACGATGTGCCACCGGAAGTTACACCTGAACCGAGCAAGAGTTTTGCCAATCTCTATACCGAAGAGAATCTTGGAGGAACACGCACGCACGCCTCCGACAATGAGGTGTACGTCTTCTGCTCGCAACGCGGTGGTCACAAGACATGGAATTTTAAGAGCATTGATGCCGAAATTGGTCAGGTCATTTGTTTCTTTAGTCGTTCGCACAACAGTGCCGACAGTGCCGCCCATTTCGTCATCTACCGCCGTCCCATTCGTGATCTGGAGTCATTTCTCAATATGTTCCCCGATATTGTACGTGCCAATACAGGCATCTACCTGTACGGCTGGGAGCATCACGATCTCGACTTCTGTGTCATGCCCGTTACGGCCCCCGACTACCGCCGCATGGTGGGCGAACGCGAGGACCAGTGCAAAAAAAATATTGCGGAATGGGATTATACCGACAAGCAGAACGAAGACTACTGCCAGTTCACCGACCCGTTCTCGTGAATCTGCCCGGGTATAGGTTCAGTCTCCATGTGGAAGATCAGGTCCTCAGGCTGCTCGTTATTTTGTGCAGGGTTGATTCCAGCGGCTTCGCGCAAGCGGCGCTGGTAAGCTTCGAACTCGTCATTGGTGTTCTCACATTCCCGAACGCGCGCTTGCGCCTGGATGGCGCGGTTCACGAATGTGAGGCTCGGGTCGCTCGGTACCGCGACGGGGGTGTGGCGCGCACTTGCCACACCCAGCGGTGATTGCAAGTGCGCGATCGTAGATGCCTTTGTGGCCATGGCCACATCAGTTTCAAATCTGGGATTGAGCTGGCAATCCGTGCGGTTGCAGCTGCACTCCCAATGCCAGCTGCAACCGCAAACGCGACGTGGACCCGATGCTGGACGGAGCGGGTACGGGTCGCGCGGATCATTGATAGTAATGACATGGTCATAGCTTCCCGAGAACTTTTGGGGGAACGGAGCACGCGGATCATTGATAGTAACGACATGGTCATAACTCCCCGAGAACTTTTGGGGGAACGGAGCACTACGATGGGGTCGGATCAGCCGTACAGCCTCAGCGTCGGCCGTCTTCTGAGATTGCTTCTTGTTGATGTTTCCCATGATGGCAAAGTAGGTGTATTGCTCTAATTGGAAATTCAATTTTCGCGCTATTTGGGCAAAAAAATAAGTCCAGCGGGCACTTAGTACGAGTCCTCATCATTGTAGTCCTCGAGATCCTCGACGCGACGGTTATCAGCATTCTGCGGAGGTACCTCCTCAGCGCTCGCGCGAAGTGCGGCTTCGAGTTCGGCCGCCTCGATAGCGCTCTCTTGCAGGGCCGCAGCAAGATCGTCCTCGTAGTTCTCGTTCACTTCGACGTCAGCGGTCTCACAAGCACACTGCCAGTCCACTGGGCATTTGCCGCATGGGTGCATCTCAGGTGGCGGCTCCTCGTATTCCTCATCCTCATCATCTTCATCCTCTTCGGAATCCTGGTCGTCCCGGTGGTGATCATCTTCGCCCTCTTCGGAATCGGACTCGGGGTCACGGCGCTCGCGATGTTCGAACGGCACGTCGATGGCCCCAGGGCGGGGACGCGGTTCGAATATTTCAGAGGCCGGGCGAGCTTTGGCGATGTGGCTCAACATCGCCTCCGGAACGTTGATGTGTTCACCGTCAGGTAGAAGGATATCATAGGTACCGTCATCCCGATGGGCCTGAGTGATGGTCACGAGATCGCGGTTTTCAAAGAACACGGTGTCTCCGCGCTTGAACCGGGATTGTGCGTTGCGAACGGCTTGCGACTCGGCAGCCTCGAAGGTTTGATTGTTGCTCTGCTGATTGCCCATGGTGTTTTTGGGCTTACGAAATTCAATTTTCATTAACCCGGGCTACCACTTCGGTCTGCGACATAGTAGTGGGAAACTCCTTCACGCCCCCCTCGGTGAGAATAACGCGCCAGCACTGTACGGCGCGCACGATCGACCGAATGCGGTTAACTGGCTTGACTGTATCATCTTGACTTGTTGCTGGTTCCACCGGCATATCATCAGGATTTTTTGTTTCCGCGACAGGGCTCGGAGGGAATATGTCATCAATGTCCAAATTTGCAACCCCGGTTGCATACTCCTCGGAGAAGACCTCAATTTGCGGAGCGCGTTCAACGGCGACATTGTCCGCGCGAATTTTCTTGGGACGTGGCATTATTTATTGAGTAACAAGTTATTTTCAAAAAAATTAACTAGCACACTGTTTGCTACTGGACACCTAGGGCCCAGAGCATGAGCGCTTCATCCGTACGAGGCCCCTCGTACGCGTCGAGTTGCCCGTTCTTAAATCGGAAGATGAACGGAACGCCCGGAATAGGACCGACACGCTGGAGGAGATCCTGCTCCGACTGGTTCATGTCCGCCTTCATTTCAACCTCCTGCACGGGAATTCCCGAGTTCTTCGCGCGCGTGAGGAATCGGGGCCACGCGTCCTCTTTCAGTTTGCGACACCATCCGCAACTGGCGCTCCAGATGAGGTAGACCCGGTCGCGACCGCTGGCAAATTGACTTCGTTCCTGCGCGAATCGAATTTTGTCACTGAAATAGTCGAAGGGGCCAAAACCGACATCCCGGTTGCGCTGGCTCACCCAAAAGATGAGCAAAAGCACAGCAATATTCACGATGGGTAGGATCCACTCGAGAGACATATATATTCGGGAAGAAAGATAAAAAAAAATTATTTTTTGTCGATTCGCTTAGTCGAGCTCGGCAACAGTGGCAGTTGCGCGAGCCCCGGCGACAAGCTCCTCGTGACTCTTTCGTTCGCCATCGGTCGCCGGACTGGGTGCGTCGCCAACTACGGGCGCCTCGACCGGATTGTAGATCTTGTGCACCTTGAGTTCGCGACCGCCCTCACCCACCGTGAAGACGTTGACCTCGACAGCGTCCTCGGGACAGTCGTCATCGCTCGACTCGCCCTGGTTGACGTGCTCGCCACCAAGACCGGCCACCGCGGGCTTGTTAGCGCGGAGATAACGTCGGAAGGCCTTGTCATCCGGACCAGCCTCCTTGATGTTCTCGGCCTTCTTGGCCTTGATACGCTTCTTCATAATGTCCGTGGCCACGTGAGAATCGCGCTCGCGCTGGTCGATCATCTCCTTGAGCACCTCGGTGTGACGATTGAGGAAGTCGACGCGCTCGCGGTTCTCGCGGTACGGGCCGAGGATGGCCCAGCGGTTCTTGCGGATCTGGGTGATCGGGGCGATGACGCGATCCATGTGCGTGTCCTTGAACTTCTGCGCTTCCTCCTTGGTCTTGTGAGCGTCATAGGCGATGACTAGGAAGTCGACATCCGGCACGCACCCGTACACCTTCTTGGTCGCGTCCTGAATCTGTTCGTAGTGCTCCTCGGCGTAGCGGTCCCACTTCGCGAACATGTCGTGTGGCGGGATGGTCTCGAACGCGGCCTGCTCGACTTCATTCGCGAAGATGGACTTTCCGTCCTCATCGAGTGGTTGCAAATCCTCGGGCCCGGCCTCCCAGTCCTGTCGCTTGACAGCTGCGGACCTGACGGCGTTCTTCTTCGCCGTGACCGCGGTCCGCACGGCCTTGGTCGCGGGGATCTTCTCGCGCGCCGGGTCCTTCTTATTCGTTTGCAGCGCCGCGGCGACGTGTCGGTCCGGATCGAACTGGAAGATGTGTTGGAAGAACTTCCAAATCGTGACGCGGTCGGCCATAGTTTCGCGCGCCTCGGCCCACTTCTCCCGCACCTTGGGGTCCTTGATGTGGGCCGGCGTGTCGAGTAGACCGGGGTTCTCGATGAACTCGGCCGGCTCGACTGGAGGCACCTCTTCCGGGACTTTGTACTCCTTGAGCATGCGCGTCATGAACGCGACGAGACTGACGGCGGCAAACCGCTTGGCGTACTCCATACGGAGATTAGTGTAGCTGATGCTGACCATTTCCTCCGTGCCCGACTTCACCGCGGCCACGGGGCCGTAGGGGTTGACCGCTTTCAACAAATCTTCGAGCTTGTCCTCGGGACAGTTCTGGATGAACTGCTCCATCTTCTGCATACGGACGTCATCCTGGGCGAACTCGTTCATGAGCTCATTGAGCTGATCGGTAATACCTGACATTGTTATACAATGTTGTTGTGAAGTGTTTAAAACAATTACTCTTTAATGATAGAAGTATTCCACCGCACCGTCCACAGCGTGGATGATGAGTATATAACATTCGCCTCGAGGACTCCGAAATAGTGATGGGTTGTCGCACCCAGCGGTTTGGTCAATTTGTCGATGTCGAGAACGGAACCCCTGTTTACATTTCACCATGGACGGCGGGATGTATATTGACCCGGTCATTCCGGAAGTCGTCCAATCACTTTTGGACTTTTTTATTAGACGTGTTAGTATTACCAGTCATATATGACCAAACCTATTGAGATCATTCACCAAAATTTTGAGACCAAGCTCGAGACGTTGCGATCGCTGTTCAATATTTTGGCCGACGGTGTTATCGGTCTCGGATGTCGAGGCATGCTTGACGAAGTGGGTCGGGAGTACCAGGAGCAGACACTTGAAATCCTGTGTGATTATTTCACAGCTTCCGACCTCAAAACCAAGTGCCAGACAGTGGATCGTTACATGCAAATTATCGTGGGGAAAAATTTTATGACCAAACTCGAACAGGTCCATACCGTCCTGCGGGACGAGCACACGCGACCACGTGACGACAAAACGGGGCCCGTTTTAACCGCGGAGCAGGACACTCGCGTGAACCTCCTATTCAAGCAATACCAAAACACACCAGTGGATACTGATATTCGCAAGTTGGACTACAAGACCTGCCCAAATTGTCGTGGGAGAATGAATCTTGACGGTCCGCGCAGTGAACTCCGTTGCACGAAGTGTGATTACATCCTCACACTCAAGGGTATGATGTATGACGAGAACCACATGTACAGCAATGACGGGAGCCTGGCCAAGCGGGGTGCATACGAGACAAGTCGACATTGCCGCTACCACGTTGAGCGCATACTTGCCATCAAGAATCCCAATATTCCGGAGAGCGTGATCGGGCCCGGCGGTAAGATTGACCGTTGGCTTGAACGCAACTTCAAGTATCCCAAATTGGCGACTTGCCCCGACTACCGCCGGTGTCTCAAGGAGATTGACGAGACCAAATATAATGAGCACGTACCCTACATCCGCCAGGTCAAATCAGGAATCTCTCCCGACCGCCTATTCCACCATGAGATGCGCCTTCTCTACATCTACTTTGAGAAGGCCGTCACCGCATTTAATGAGATCAAGGCCGACGAGCGCGCAAACTTGAAATACTACCCCTATTTTATCTACAAGATTATCGAGATCATCCTCCACAAACCCGAGGACAAGAAGCGTCTGCAGAGCATTGTGAACTGCATCCACTTCCAACGCGACAATACGATTGTCGCGAACGATCGCCTCTGGGAGCAGATCTGCGAGCGCGTGCCCGAATTCACGTTTCGAAAGACGGACCGCAACCTCCTGGGAATCGAGTAACTCGGCCTCTTTGCCTCCGGCTTTGCCTCCGGCTTCGCCGTCGGGCGTCGTCGCAGGGCTCCACCGCATCACTACGCGCTTCGCGCTCCGTGATATTTTTTGTTAACATGCCATAAAAAATAATTGGGAGGCTTTGCGGCCGCATCTCAACCGCGGTACACGGGCCCCCGGGGGCGGAAGTGTGTGAGCGGCATGACACACATGGTGCTCCCGTCCAGACAATCAGGGTGCCACTTGGCGTCTGCCGGGCTCAATTCCACAATCCAGCCAGATGCGGTGCGCCCGCGTAGAGTGCCCTCACCGTTTATCGCGCCTCGTGCACCACTGGTCCACTGCAGGTCAAGTCCACCGCCGTCCTCCGGTCGATCGGGAAACGTACCGTTCTCGTGTGCCCACCTGACCCGGTCACCCGGCTTGTACGCGTGCTCACGGTAGCTCGCGGCCTTCTCCGGAATGTCCGCATCACCCGCGGTGACCGTACGTCGACCCGTCTTTCTCCATTCATGCGACCATGCGTCCATGCGGTAGTGTTCGGCATTGCGCGGCAGTACTCGATCGATCCGGAGTTGTCGCTTTGCGTACTCGTCCGCGGTCTCGACGGGGTCGGGGTGGCGCTCATCGTGTGCGGCCAGGTGCCGGTTGATCGTGATATAGATGTCGGCGTGCGTGACATGGCGTTCCGTTGGGAGCACGGCATTGAGAGCGCGGACCCACGCCATCATAATTTCGTACCTGATATCGCGTTCGGCCAGGCTGGGCGGGTCGCCTTCGCGCATCATGACGTCACAGCTCACGCCCCATGTTCCGTAGATGAAGAGTCCGAAGTGGTCACGTTGACACACGCGACGACCGAGCACGATGGGTTGGCGTCGGTACTTCCAGTCCCTCAACATCTGTGCCGCCACCTTCTGGATCTCGGGCAGCAGTTTACCTTCGGCATCGCAGAGTTTGGCCTCGGTGCGCTTTCGCGTTGCGTTTTCAGGATCGAACGACATGGTGATGTACACCACTAATTTTTCAATTTTGACGTTATTGCGTGCAACGTTCTGGACTTAACGCAGCATCACGGGCGAGCGTCTTTTTTTCCGCAGTTATTTTGTTAAAAAAATAACTGCGGTGTGTCGAAAAATTATCAGATGTAGTCATGCACGATCTTTGCGAGATCGGGAATGAGGTGCGGTGCGGAGCACTTTAGGAACTCGTCCTGTTCCAGCAGACGCTGTTCGATAGAATCGTCCGGCCACCCCTCCTCCGGTTCCAAAGCCGCAGCCATATCATTGGCGAGCGTCATGACCTCGAGTACTTTCGTATTAGGTCCCCCGATCAACCGGAGCGTTGACTGCTCTCCACGACGACGGCGCCTGTGGACTATGTGCGCGGTTGCCCCCGCCAGGGCGAGTTCCGGGTCTAGACCCGACTTCTTGATACTCTTTATGCAGTCGTGCCAATCCACATCCTGCTTCAGAACGAATTGTTCGTATGCGGCTTGGCGTAACTTTTTGGTCAACTTTTTGCTCGACATGTCTGGATTGCAGAAAGAAATTCAATTTTCTCACTGAGCTTTCCCGTCTCCTTCAACTGCGATGTCGTTCGGAGCGGCTTAGCGGTGAGCTTTCGCGTTTCATTTTCAGGATCGAACGATATGGTGCAAAACGCAGCATCACGGGCGAGCATCTTTTTTCGCCGTTTTTGGTTAACCATAAAATAACTGCGGCATGTCGAAAAATTATCAGATGTAGTCATGCACGATCTTTGCGAGATCGGGAATGAGGTGCGGTGAGGAGCACTTTAGGAACTCCTCCTGTTCCAGCAGCCGCTGTTCGATAGAATCGTCCGGCCACCCCTCCTCCGGTACCAGAGCCGCAGCGGTATCGTTGACGAGCTTAATGAACTTGAGTAATCCCGGTGTGGGGTCTTTTTCAAAAGACCGGAGTGTTGACGACCTCTCCCGACGGCGCTGCCTGTATAGTACATGTGCGAGGGCATCCACCACGGCGCGTGTCGGGTTTAGACCCGATTTCCGGGCACTTTTTGTGAGGCCAGTCCAATTTACTGACCGCCTCAGAACGACTTGTTTGTATGCAGCTCGGCGCAGCTTTTTGGTCAGCTTTTTGTTCAGCATCCGGTCCATATTTTGCATGCCAAAAAATCAATTTTGAAGCTAACCTTTCAACCGGGGGTATCTTTTCTGGACTTAACACCGCATCACGGGCGAGTGCGAGCATCTTTTTTCCTAGACTTTTACGTCCACACCTCCGTCGGCCGTGATATTTGGTACCTCCGATATGCCCTGTGCCCGGAGAATCCTATTGAACTGCTCGGTGCGTTCACTACTTTCCGACGTCGCGTACTTCGAAAATCCCAATAGAGCAAGCGAGGCCACGCCCATTGCAGCACTCACGTTGCTAAGTGCAACGTTACCACGTCCGGCCACGAAGCTCACGGGAATTTGTGCAAGAACGAGGAGTTGAGCCAGGGCTTCACACGCGTTTCCGATTTTACGCCAGGTGTGACTTGTATCCGATATGTCGCGGGCCACCTTCGCTACGTGCTGTTCGGCTGTATTTTGTAAGTCCGTTTTCATGTGTATTGCTATCACGTTTGTCTTTATTTAAAAATGGTATTCGTTAGTAATCGACTACGTACACACTGCCCCCTTCGGAATTTTGTCGTGAGGGGAGGTGCTCGGGATGCTCGTGAAAATAGAGGGCGACGAGCGATGCCGCACTGAACAGTGCTGCGAGTTTGGACACCATGTCGAGACACATGTACCCCGTCGCGGCAGCCGCAATGAAGAGTAGAGTAGCAATCTGCAGAGCGGCAATGGCCCAGACAAGTTGTGATTTGTTCATATTTTGCAATCGGGAAAGTTTCACAAAAAAATATTACTCGAATATGACATCACGAGTAATCGGCATAATCTTCATCATTGTCCCCTCCGGTATTTGCGTTTTCAATATCGGCGCCCTCCATCGAGAACGGGTCCTCGGAACCGCGATCCAGCACATCCTGCTGTTCACCCGCCTCGAGGTAGTCGTCATCGTCAATCGCTGGCGCATCCTCGCGCTCGGACGTCGCTGCAGTTTGCATTTTTGCAATTTCCAATGCCGACATCATACTCTCGCCCTGCACAATCTGTGCAACCATGTAGTCGAATAGATTATGTGCCAATTTCTTAATGGCCGCAATGCTGCGAATCTGCAAGAGGGTTGCGCACAATGTGTGCAACGCGTAGTTACAAGCCACACGAGCTCCCTGTGCACCCGTGTACCGTTCGAGTCGCGAGTTGAAATCACGCAGAATCGGACCCATACTCTTCACGAGAGTCTCGTGCGCCGCCATGGCGTGCGGCTCGGCTTCGAGCACGGTTTTTAGACCGAGTGGGAGTACAGCGCGCGAGTGATTACGCACGAGCATGTACTGCTTGTGCACCCAGCGTACCCAATTGACAAGTTTGACTAGACGCGCAGCCGCTTCGCGGTCATCCATCGTGCTCTGCGGATTGATCTTGCCCTGTTTGATCAGCTGAAAATTTTTGTGTTCACTCATACCGAGATTGACCCAGACGTTGTACGGGATACCACTCAGGTTGGCAATCTGCATCACGCTCGCGAGTGTCACGTTCCACTTGTCCCCCTGAATTTGAGGTGGCGCCCACATGCGGCGTTCGGGCTCGAGCGGCATGACGCGTCGCTCCCGTTGGATAAATGATTTGCTCCACTTCGTGAAATACGCTTGCGGTCGCGACTGCACAAAACTGTGTTGGAACCCGCATTTACGACAGGGCGCGTCCCCGGTAAACCCCAATTTGTCCTGCGGGAAGTCGTGCAGATTGTCACCGGTTTGCCTATCCGGTGCCGGACAACGGTTCTCGAACTGCTTGAAGAAATTCTGTCGGTCAATCTCTTTGCTAATTTGTTCGCGTACACGCGGGTTGGCCTTGGCGTACTTGCTCATACCGCAATGCGAACAGAGTTCGTCATGGAGCGTGCCAGGCGGTATCCGTCCCGTTTTCTTTACGTCCGATGCGCTCACTTTGGTACGTTTTGCACCCTGCTGGAACACAAGTTCGGTGAACTGGTGCAATTCACCAGTGGGACACCGAATCAGACTGATGTCGAGATGTTCGAATGTGGGAACTTGACCCAGGAAACGATTGAGCTTTCTGGAGGGCCGAAGTGCGTGCATTTGTGCCGGATAAGGATCCGTGACAAGAAGATGCTCCCATTTCTTCCACCATGCGATGAGGAGGGGGCTCCGAGGCACTGCGAATTCCCTATAGGCTCCCGAATCGACATAATCCAGGAGTGCGATATAGTTCTCCTCGCGCGGTGAAAAATCAGTCTTACCCGATTTTTTGGGACGAAAAGCGTGTTCGAACGGGCGCTCTGCGCAGAGCGCCACAAGCGGATCGCGATTACCCAGAAGTTTACTAAAGTCAGTGTATCCGACATCACCGTGACTTGCTGCCATTTCATAAATGAGATTGTACCAGGGGTCGTTGATCATGGCCGTGCTCCAGTCCGACGCGCGCTCGTCCTCAGTCTCCTGAGTGACGAATTTGGCATTTCGCGCCCACTCGTATGCGCGAAGCAGAATGGGTTTGATCTGGTCCACTCCGAAATCCTTGATCTTGCTAATCCTGTTCTGATTCGAGTCCACAATCATGTTGTACGCCAGGCTCAATACTTTGGCTGCCTCGGCCTGACGCTGCACTTTGCCACCTGAGGCCGTTTTCGCAGCCTCGACCACGTTCCACCGCAGACGTTGCGGGTGGTCAATGATCATCTTGCTGACGAGCGCGTAACAGTACGTACTGATAATGACGGTCATGATGCTTCGGATATCCTCGAGCGATTTCGTTTTACTCTTCTGGAGTTCGCTCTGTTGCGTGAGCATCTCGCTTTCTAGAGTTTGAGCGATCGCGAGCACGAGCGGGCGCACGTTTTGCGGTTTGGCGAACCGGATGCGGCGCACGACCTGGTTGCACTCGCTCAGGATGTAGGCCCAGATGGGATCCTTGTCCTGCGTACTGCTCGCTATGGTATTACCGCTTGTGAAGCTGACGAACTCGTCCAGCTCTTCGACCATGAGCAGCTCGCCGCACCGGCTGCAGTAGTACCGGAAGTTGACCGGTGTCGAACTTGCGAACCGCTGCACGCAGGCCTGCGTCAAGGCCTGCGTGTCAATCTGGCCTAACACATTCTTCTTCGCCGCGATTGTCTCACGCACGAGAAAACCGTAATGCGGACATAGCAAAACTCGCACCCCCGTTTTGCCAGCCTTCGCATCAGTAAAGAGTTCAATGTATTCATCCGGCTTGGCGCGTGCAATATTGCTGGTGCGACGGAGGTCATCCATGACGCGCCGCATCTCGGAATTGTCAGTAATTGCTGCGTTGAATGCGCGGTGAATGCGTCCGATCGTCTTGCGTAGTTCCGGATTCTCTTTACGGACTCGTCGCTGTTCGAGCTGTTTCTGCACGTGTGTGCGTTCCGTCGCAGTGAGGTCACGCCAACGCGCGGCCGGCCGGCCGTTCTTTGCGGGGCGCAATTCTGCCGCAAGCAAGTTCTGATAGGTCTTTTCAAGCGTGAGGGTTTGACTCGCAAATCTGTGCGCGCGCATTTGCTGCCACGCTTGCCAACGCGCCGCGAGCACATTTACAATTTCGGCAAGTCGCGGACTGGTTACAGGGAGTAGCCGCAACTGGTGCCACGTGTCGAGAAGATCTACCTGCCGCATGTCGGCCGCAATACCATTCTCGGTGAATAGAACGCCGACGTGCGGTTGGAGTTTCGTTGCCACCCGGTCCTTAGTGGGCACGACTTCGGGCCACGTGATCACTGCGGGGCGTACAAACTTGCTCCGACCGTCATCGGTTTGTTGCCAGAGCAAACTCTCGTTCTTGAGAAACCAAGCCGTCACACGGTTGACCTCATAAATGAGCGGCGTGAGTTGCTCCGGCTTGATGCCTGCAAGCATGATTCGCGACTCGGCTGGAAACGGGAGCGGGGTGAGCAGCGAGCCCGCGAACGCGCCACGCCGCATCAGGCTCGTTTCACCCGCACGGTCGATTTCGGAATCCGGAGCAAGGTCGGTCATGTTACGAAACAGACGTGATCCGGGCGGCGCAGCGCCGCCGTTACGTCGCCACCAGAGCTGTAGACCCGCCACCTTGAATTTCTCATCTCGTGGCATGCGGTACTCACGAAAACTCAAGTCCATGATCTTGAGATCGCGGTCGACCTGCAACCACACGTCACGCTCGGTCTCCTTGCCCTCTACCGTATGTGGGTTACCCTCACTCAGGGGTACGGTGTGACCGAGCAGGTTCTTGACCTGGATGCTCATAATATTGCTCGGTTGAATAAATGGTGACCGGGCGGACTCTAGTTTGCGCCACGTGTCCCACATCCATCCTGGTTCTGCGCTTGCGGCCTTCCACCGTTCATAGTCCGAGCGTCGCTCGGACTCGGTCTTTGCCGATTCCAGAGCGAAAACTTTGATTTGTACGGGTTTTTTTGCCTCTTTCGCGCGGCCACCATCCGCTTTGTCATCTCGAATACAACCGATCGAATCATTGTTGTCAGGAGATTCGAACGTATTTGTCTCCTCCATAATAGTTATTTTAATAAAACTACATGAAAATTTAAGATAAATAAACAAAACCAATGTCAGTATAAACTATGTACGCAGCGTCGAACTATCCCGACAGCACAATTGATACCTTTGAACTTCTCGGCAGCAAAGTTGTGGGTGTGTTCTACAACCACATTTATGAAAAGGCCAAGGAGCTGCACACTTCGGGACGCACACCGAGCACGACCGAGGCATATAAGCTCACCATGCAGAGCTACTTGCAACATTTCAAAAACGAGAAACTCTACAAAAAGAGCGTTATGAACATTTATGAGCATTTCAATCACTACAGTCCGGTCCCCATGCTCCGTTATTCCGATTTCGTGGACACCGTTACGCGTGAGTTTGTGCCGACCGATTACTGGACGGGACTGAGTTCTCAGCAGAAGGACCGCATTCTCCTAATCGCTCTCGAAGATTCGTACACAAAAATGGGTGCACACATGATCAAACCCGAGGGTCTCCGACGTGTGATTGATGAGCATTCGAACAAGGAAAATCTCAAATATTTCCAGGATCTCATGATGCAGGTCCTCATCGAGGAGCGCGAAAACCTCTACCAGAGGTTCGCAAAACCCGTGGTCGGGGGGACTTCAGCCGTGACCGAGCGCCTGCGCGGCGACCTTCAGAAGGCGCTTGCACAGCAGAAAGTGCTCAAGGAGGCGCTTCAGAAAGCAAGTGGCGAAATCAAAAACTTGACAAAGCAGGTCGAAATCTTGTCCCAGGCCAAGACCTGGCTGATCGAACGTGCGCGCGACGCTGAGCAGGCGCGCGCAAATGCCACGGCTGAACTCGAGATTGCGCGTCGCATCCCCATTGCAACAGCCACGGTCGCACCCGCGCCCGCGACTGAACCGCTAAACGAAGAAGTGCAAGAATACATTCCGGTGGACTTGCGCATGACCGACCCCTATGCCGATCTCCAGGCCCAAATTGACGGTACGAGCGAACCTGCGGGTCCGCCGGCTGCTGAGATTGATGAGGAGCTCGCCGCTTTCGATGATGAGGAGGAGACTCCGGAAAAGATGAAGCAGCGCGCTAAAAAGCGTCGGGCGGCGCGTGTCAACAATGTGGCTGAGAGCAAGCCGGACGACCTCGGGCTATAAAAAATAATTTCGGTAACATAATGTTACCGAATGAATAATGCCTTTCGATACCAGTTACCATGTGCGCGGTGTGGTTGATTACCTAGCCAACCGCAGCAGTGTGGGCGTCCTTTTGATGAATCCGATTTGGTTCTCTATTGTCCTTGTGGCCATACTCGTACTCATTTTGATGCTCGTTTGGGATGGTGGACCAAGTTTTAAACTCATTTTCTACATGTTGGTGGGCGTCGGGTGTGCTGTGCTCGCCCATGACACTCTAGTGGAGCAACGATATATCGAGAAATATGAGACATCCGCGGGTGAAGAACTCGTCGAGGGTGTACAAAGCTATGACGGCCGCGAGGGCGACGAGACGGTTGCGCCTCGCGAGCCCGAAGAGCGACCCGAGTACCTCGTCGCGGACCAGCAGTCGGCATTTGTGCGGCCGACAACTATGGCGGAGCTCGAAGCCGCGGTAGACTCGTAAACTTAATTACTCGGCTTAAACTGATATGTAACCGGTGGTATAGAGAATGAGCTCAATGGAACGTATTGAGCGTATGGGCGGCACGCCTGATGACGGAATGGCCGACGCCATCAACATTCCGGGTTATGGCGCTCTACCCTACATAGACAAAAATCCGAAGAACTTTTTCCGCCGCACCACAATTGCATGGGGTCCGAGCGAGACCGGAAAGAGTGTCGTGATCCGGTGGATCATGGAAATCTTACAACCTTATGTACCCAATGTCATTGTCATTTGTCCCACGGACGGCGCGAACGATGGCTACAGGGGCATCGTGCCCGAACGGTGTATCTACACGCGGATCGACGTCAAGACGTTGCAGGACATCTGGGCGCGGCAGGAGGAAGCGTGCGCGACTTACAATCGGGCTAACAATCTCAAGGTATTGCGAGGCCTGTTCGTGAAGGCGAATGACATAACTGCGATGAGCATGGCAACTCACGTCGAGCGCAGATGTGCCGCTGGTCTGGACGCGCTCGAACGTGACCGCACATTGGTCAACGCCCTGCGTAAGGAGCAGCGCCAGGCCATCGAAAAGAATCGCGACAGCGTGTTGCGTCGTATCTACAAGAAAACTATTCGCAGCTACCGGGAGCATCTCATGCGGTACCGGCGCGAACTTACCAAGGACGAGCTCTACGCTATCAAGTACATCGACTTCAATCCGGCGCTCCTGCTTGTCATGGACGATTGCCAGGCCCAGATCGCGGAGTGGATCAAGGACCCGACCGTGCGCAAGCTGTTCTACCAGATCCGGCATATGTGGGGTACCTTGTTAATGAGCATGCAGAACGATACGGGCAAGCCGGGACTGGACCCGGGTATCCGTACTAACGTGTTCAATAATTTCTTCACCGACCCGACTGTTGCAAACCGATATTTCAGTAACAAGGACAACGGATTCACTGCGGACGACCGTAAAAAAGCGGCACGCATCATCAGTGAGCTCTTCAAGCCGAACGCGAATGGTGCCGACAACTACAAGCGCTTCGTGTATTCTCGACTTGATAAGAGAGCAAAGTTTCGCTGGTGCCTCCCGGATGACCCCGAGAATTTGAGAATGTGCAGTCCGGCACTCTGGCGACTGTGCGAGAGCGCGCCACAGGAGCGAGATACGGAGCGTAATACTAAGTTCTCGAGCTCGTTCGCCGTCTAGTGTCTTTGAAAATTGAAAAAAGATCGGCCATGTATATAGTATCCCAGACACACGTTTAGCCATGTCCACACAGACCCCTCGCCAGACATATACCGCACCGCACGAGGGCCGCGCGCTCGATTTCAGCTCCATCGGGGTCGCGCCCCCGACCACCCCACCGCGCAAGCCGCGTGTCGTCCGTGAGCGGGAGCTCTGGGCTCCGCGCAAGCCGCGTGTCGCCCGCAAGGCCGGACTTTGGATTTCGCGCAAGCCGCGCACACTTAAGTTCCCCGAAAGTGACTAGAATGAACGCGAACTGAACGGTTGACGGCATTAAGTCTGTCGCCCGCATCATTTTTTGACTTAGACGTACAATTGTAAAATTCTAGTGCAATATGACATTCCTACTTAAGTATGATACTCGCGAACGAGGTAACCGCCGCGATCGTAGCGGTGGTGGTCCGGCGCAGTGGATTGAAATTCATAAACCACGTAGAAAGATAGAAGTCGAACGAGAAGCCCTGGCGATTGGAGACTATCAATTATTCTATAGAGGCGCCCTGCTCATCCTGTTCGAGCGAAAGACCTGGGACGATCTTGCCGGTAGCTTGAAAGGTGCTCACTTGGACGAGCAGCTCGGTCGCATGGACAAGGTACGCGTGGAAACGGGTTGTACCATCATAATTATTGTTGAGGGACGTCGACGCGAAAGTCACGGTCACGTCGAGTCACGCGCGCTCCAGGCCAAACTCGACCATATCATGTTGGCTGGACGGGCTCACATAGTTTACACGGATTCGACCGAGGACACTGTACAGCGCATTTACGAACTCGCGGACAATGTCGTGGTCGAGGGTCGCGATGTCCCTCCCGTAGTGAACGAGGCGAACAAGGTTCTCAGCCTGACCAAAGACCACGGCCCCGAGCAGACGCAACTCGATTGCTTCATGGCCGTACCGGGTCTCGCTCTTGCCACGGCGCGTATCATGATTGCGAAAGGGTGGAGCCTCTGGACGCTCTACGAGGCGGATGTAGAAATACTCGCGGCGATCTCCTACCCGTCCGGCGCCGTACTGGGCGTGCAACGTGCCCGCAAAATTGAGGCGGCCATGGGTGAACGTAAGACTTGGATAAAAATACTTGAACAAATCCAGGGCGTGACAAAAAAGACCGCTGAAGCGCTTTTTAGCTCGGAACGGGACCTCTACAAGTGGACTATTGACAATGTGGCAAACGTGGCAAAGACAGCAAAAACCCGAGTCGGCCCGGTTGTGGCCAAACGCATCATCGATACGCTCGCATTTCGTAAGGTATAAGTTTTCAAGTGGTGATTCACATTCCATAACCATTTTTTTTTGCCCGCACAAAATTTTGATAGAGTTAAAAAAATAAGGCTGAGCGTACCATACGTTTTACCTAACGGCGAGCCTGCGGCTTACCCGTGCGAGCCTGCGACTTACCAGTGCGAGCGGGGCGGGGCGCCTGGGCGGGCCAAATACCCGGGATCTTGAAGCGGGACTCGAATTTCGCGCTGTCGCCGGGAATACCGGTTTCGACAACACGACGCCAGAGGTCGAACATCGCACTGTAGTCACCGACCTGCCACTTGGTGGGATTGGGTTGTGCGAAACTGAGCATGGCTCGCATGACCATGGTTGCGAAGAGCGGACCGGCGTAGCGGTGGCGACGGCAACATCCGTCGCCAAGTGCGTTCTGGCAGAAATTGCGCTGGTCGTGACTGCACTCCTCTGTCATTGGGGTCATATGGATGACGTGAATTGTCTCATCATCGTACGGGAGGTAGTGCTGCTGCTGCGCGCATCCCTGGATAGAGCACTGCACGAAGCGAGCACCGTCGAGCGAGAGCGGTTCGCGAGCGATGTGCATGTAGTTGCACTCGCGAGCGTTAGCGTACTCGCGGGGCACGGGTGCTCCGAGCACCTGGTACGCCTGCGCCCGGAACCACGGGCAATCCGTGCCGTTTCTGCAAAGACTCGCCACAATGGGTGGGGTGTGGATCACGTTTGCACGTGTCGGACTCGCGATCGCGATGTCCGAGGCCGATGCAAGTGGCGGCAGCGGTACCATGTGAGTGGGGTCATCACGACACTTGACGATTTCATCGGGCTTCTTGCAGATCATTCCCACCAAAGTCATGAGCGTTACTGGTGAGTGCACCTTCACGAGAGTGATGCGGGCCTCATCCGCCTCGTACTTGTGGTTGTAGAAGAGGTCGTACGTGAGCTTGTGGTCCTTCTTTACCTTCTGACTGGAGCTCGTGGGCGACTTGGATTTGGCCTCGGTCGCCTGGGTACGGGCCATGCGGGCCTCGCGTTCGGCCTCGGCGCGTTCGCGCCGAGCGGCGAAATCGGCCTTCTTCAACTCCATACGAGCGGCGACGCGAGCGCGTACCTCCTCGCTGACCTCGGGGTCGGGCTGGACCACCGGGGCCTCTTCCGTCTCGGACTCTTCGGTGGCATCCTCTTCCTCGCGAGCTGCTGCGATGCAGGCACGTCGCACGGACTCGCGGTCCACTTCCGATTTGATCTCAATCTCCTCCTTCTGCTGGGGTTCGATCTCGTCCACTTCGTCATAAGCGAGCGCTGCAAACGCGTTGTTGGTCTTCTTCACCTGGACGTCCCGTGCCTTACCGGGGCGTTTGACACGAGCGGTTTCTTTTGTGTAGGCCGGGGTTTTCGACTGGACGGGCATCTGAATGCTGCGGCGGAAATAGTCGCCGAGCAGTTTACCGTTCTTCTCGTAGACTCCCTCCATGAGCGTCTTCTGCTTGATGAGCGGGTTCTCGGGGATCTCTCGCGGAATGACATGAACGATCTGCACCGCGGCGGCGCGGCTCACGGGGAGCGGGCGGCTCGCCTCGTCCCCTCCCGTGATGAAGTCGATGTCGTCGCGGACGAGGGTGTCCTCTTCAGAATCAAGTTCGGTCAGAGCGCGGGCGACACGACTCGACGTGCTCTCGCTCCACGGGCTCGCCGGAGTGCGTGGAGCGTTGGGTGTGCCCAACAACTTCGGGGTTCGGGCGGCGCGACCGAGCACGAGTGCACCTCCCGGAGTTCGCGGTGTCGATCCGGATGGGCTCAATGCCGGCTCGGAGTCAGTGTTTGACTCCGGGTGATAATCCGCCCACGCCGATCTGTAGCGGGCGGACTCGTTGCGACCGAGCTCCTGGACGTCATCGTAATCGTCCTCGTCACTGTTGCGGTCGCTGTGATCGTGGTACTCGTAATCGTGGTCGTTCTCCTGACGGAGAAACTCTTCGTACTCGAGGTCCTCTTTGGTTTTGAAGACGTCGGCTTGGTGACGAATGGGGTTGGGTACGGCAAACTGGCTGGTCTGCTGTTCACGTTCATATTCGTTGAACTCCGCTTCGAAATTGATAGCGGGTTGCACGACTGGCTTGGGCGCGAGAGTGGGAATGGGACGGATGGCTGCGGAAGCGTAACGGTCGACCTTCTTGGCGAACATGGTGAGAGAGCGGTAGGGGGAGAGCAAGTCAAATTTGCTATGGTAGTGGGTAGTTGTTTGGGGCTATTATTTTTCAATTTTGGAATTTTGTTGGGATAATTTATCCGGTTCTGTTATAGATCAAAATGCCCTATTCCGGACAGAGCGGGCAGTACGGATCCATTCCGTATGCCGACTTGCGAAATAAGTATGAAGTCACGAGTATGGGTGATTCCGCCCCCGCGGCCCTATACGAAGAAATGCGCAGCGGGCTTCGCGACATGAGCTGTAGCACGACCTTCTTCGAGAGTGACCACAAGCGCGAGGACAACCACAGCGAAACGTTTTTGAGCCTGCGTCACACGGGTCACCGCACGGGCGAGACCCCCGATGCACCCGACCTCTTCCTCGAACTCACGGGTCGGGACCCACGAGGCACGTCGACCGATCCTAATATGCGTCTCATGGCCGATCAGGCCTGGTCTCGCCGCGACCGCCACCGGTTCTTCAGCGACAGTGATCACAGCATTACGGAGCGGGAGAAGCGCCCGCAGGTGCTCATCGCTCAGTTGCGTGAGCAGTTTGAACTCATCAAACAGCGTCTAAAGATTTTTAGCACGTCGCGCGAGGGCCAGAGCACGAACCTCGGCCAGAAGCGCCAGGGTGATCGAGCGACGACGGATGCGCAGGCGGGTATTTCGGAACGGGACGAGGTACTCGCGGCCATTCGGCAGCAATCAATTTCGGGGAACGCAAACATGCTTTCGCTAGGGTGGGAACAGACCGGCGACGCAAGGTTCAAAGTTGCAGCACTCGGCCAACTCCGTGCGGGACAGCGCCAGACGGACGGACTTGCGGTTCGTGCGGACCAGCAGGGATCTCAACGAGCGACTCGGAGCCAGCAGCAGACCGTAAAAACGGGCACTGCGAACATGATGCGTATCGTGATGGATCGCATGAACGAGGGCCGTCGTAACGAGCACGACGGTGACCAGCAACTCATTGACGGGCGTAGTCGCACGAACACGTGTTCACGCTTTGTTCCCGGTGACACAAGCGCCGTTGCCAGCACGGGTGTGGCCACACAAGATGCGGTCCGGGCGTTCGGCACGGTGGAGCGCTTCATCGGACAACTCCGCGCCCAGAGTGGTATGCAGGGTCAGGACATCGAGACCCAATTGCAGATTGTGCAGTTTATGGATAATGCCGTTCAGGCGAGTCGATTGAGTAGCGAAGCTCGCTACAAGGCCGAGGACATTGTACTCAGTGCGGCCATGTCTAGGGGGTTCGAAGAAGCATTTCGCGCGGCTGGAAACGTTAATCAGGACCCTGCCGCCGCACGCCGCAATACGGGTCAGACCGCTCGGTACAGCGAGAGCGCCGCGGTTGCACAACTGGGTAGACGGACGGGGGACTCCGGTGCACCGCGTTTTGCACGCTCGGGTGAGGGCTACAAGGCGCAAAGCCGCGAAACCGTACAGAAACGCCTGCGGGGTCCGGATGATATGGATGACCTCTCGCGTGCGGCTGCATATGACGGCACTCAGGACGTCCAGACCTTTATGACAGCCGATCGGCACGTACGCGGCCTCGGCACAAAGTTTACCCGCGACCGCATGGACACGGAACGTACATTGGATGCCATCAGTGAGAACAATTAAAGTTTGAACTGGATATCGCTAAAAAAAATAAAGTTCAAATTCATGCGGGCCATTCGTGTGTCTTGAGATAACTCGGTGCACACCAGCACTCGCCATCGGGACCCTCGGCTGTACTGTTGCTGCCCGTGGCCGCCCTCGCGCCGGGTGCATCGGGCCATACGGATTTGAGCAAGCCGCGCCCCCATTTCCCCTGGCAATACTGCTGGCACGTGGCGGTACCATCGTTTCCAGTGACCCGACGGGAGAACGCAAATTTCGGATTGTTAGTGTAGATCATGGGACACCGGCCGGCCGTACTCACTGGAGTGCTGGTAAGGGCCCGTGCACCTAACCAGGTTGGATTTGCGGCTGGGTAGGCGCTCGCGCCCAACCATTTTCCCCCAATAAATGTGGCACAGTTCACCGCACCACTGTTTCCCGGGGGCGCGTCGAGCACCGCAGGAGGCCCGTCCGGAATGGCCGCGGCCACGTCGCACGTAACATTGTTGGGACCCACGTGGCTCACGCGTGACCAATTTACACCGTCGATATACCTCTTCTTACCGTCTTCGACAAACCAGATCGAACCGGTTGTGTCGCAGCGGATGACCATACCGTCGTATTTTGCAGCCAATTCGCGGACCGCATTCATATCCACAGAGTCAGTCTTTGGTGGCACATCTGGTTTGGTATCGTCTGGTTTGGTATCGTCCGTGTCAGAGCTGTTGGACATGGATATGACAATCACTATAACTACCGCCGCGGCTACAACAAATATCATTTTGTTGTTAGACGAGGACCGATAGTACATCGGTTGTGGGAACATTCTATACCGTGGAGGAATAATTATTTTCCAATGTGAATAATTATTTCTTTGATGATACGAAGTTGGGGCATGCGGCGGAACGATTTATAAATCCGGCGGTCGTCCTGCACCATCTTACGAATGGCGGCGTCGCTCAGAGTATGCACCTCGTCACTCGTGAGCCTGATGTAGTGGCTTGCCCTATTCCGGTACTGCTGGATGAGTTGGTCCACCGGAAGTTCTATGAAGAACTTGTAGTCCGCATCGAGCTCGACGTAACGAATCTTCCCGTCAATCAATACGTCGCTGTACCCTGTGATAAGTAAATTCTTGTGTCGAGCGCGTTCGTGTGCGATGTACGTCTGAACATGTTTTTGGATGCTTTGGAACTTCGCATCCGCCGCTTTGATACCGATGCTCTTTTTGATCGCCTCTTTGAAGATGGCGTCTAGATCAATTACATGTAGACGTGAATCTGGGTATATACGTTTCATAAGATCGCCGGTCCACGATTTACCCGATCCCGTGGTGCCTGCGATGTGAATGACTACCATTATTATTATACCTGCAAAATTTTTTACATCCATTGCAAAAATTGATTTAAAGACCTACAATTATACAGGTACAAATGCCAGTCATTGACTTTATCAAGAACACCGTTGCACCGCTTCAGGACCGCCCGGTGAGCGAACGTCTTCACCACGTTATCCAGAAGCTCGCCACTCTGGGTATCAAGGCGCACTACGACCCGGCCCCAGTCGAGCAAAACGGACGCGCGTCGCCAACGCGCGTGCTCCTCTACTCGTCGCGGTACAACGCCCGCAACTACCAGCTGGCATCGGAGTGCAATGGTCTCATCCTCGATTACACCACGTGGGAGGTGGTCTACCGCCCGCCGGAACTTCCCAATTCGCAATTTACTGTTACCCGGGTTGCGGAGAACTTTCATGAGTATGATGTCTTCGCACTGAACGACGGTACCGTGGTAGGCCTCTACTACTACCTGGGAAGCTGGCGCATCTGCACCGCGCGCGGTCTCGATATGGCTGCGACGCCGCTCATGGGACCTAACCCCGACAAGGTCACATACCAGCAGGCCGTTGAGCAGGCCATGGCCGCGGCTAAGTTTCCCCATCCCGCAGATCATGAAGCCGCGGCAGCCGGTGAAATTGAGGCACCATGCCCTCGCGCCCTGCAGTGGGACGAGCTCGATGTGGACGCGAGCTATACCGTGGGTTTCACCCACCCCGCGGCGCACTTCAGCAAGTTCACGGGCATGTGGATTATTAGGGCAGTCGTGACCACATCGAACGTCGCGATCGATACGCACCAGTATGAGATTCCCGAGCAGCAGCGTATCGCCGCGGGTGAGGGTACGAACTTTCCGACCCTCCGTTCCATCCAACAGGCGTGTGCAGACACTAACTACCCGGGTTGGGGCTTCATGTTGCGTAGCCGATCGCCAGATGTGACGGGTGCGGACAGCACGGTACTGCTCGAGTCGCGCCGCATGGCACTCGTACGTCAGCTCGTCTACGACCGTCACATGGACCAGGACGCTGCGGCATTCGGTGTCACTCGTGAGCAGCTTGCGTTCACGCGGTGCCTGATCGACCAGCGCGTGGGTTACATCCGACTCTACCCCGAGCGCGCCGAACTCCAGGCGCGGGCGGTCGAGAGTCTTAATCGTGTTGCCGATCAGGTCATCGGCGACGAAAACAAGCGAAAGCAAAAAAATACCGCGGCGTGGCTCCGCGCCCACATTGCCCGCACGCGCGATCCGAGTCGCATGACTCGGGCGCAAGTGCTCGACTTCATGCTCACGCGTGAGCACATCAGCGTCTTGCTGCGACACCTGCAGCAGGCAGCCCTGCTCCCCGTGGAGTGAGTGCAAGTGGCGAACCGCCCGTTGCGCCACGTGCGAGTTTGACAACTTTCTCGTTGAGCTTGCCCATGATCTCAATTAATTTTTTGATCTCGCGCGACTGCTTTTCCGTTATCGCTTCGAGTGCATCGATGCGGCGCTCGGCCATCTCGTCAATACCGGTCGACGCGCTCTCCGCCATTTGAACGTCCTCCACCGTTCTTTTTTTCCAGATCTTATCAACGTCTTCGAGCGTCACGGGCCATTTTGCGTAACCCGGTGCACCGGGTACGAGTCCCGTCTCGACGAAAATTTGGGCCTTGCCCTTGGTCTTTACATTATGGACGAAGCCTCCGCGACGGAACAACCCCGATTTAGTGAGATAGCGAATGTGCGTGTGCGGGCGCAACAACGTCCACGCGTCCTCGGGCACCTCGACATACCCGAGCAGGAGCTGATCACGCTCCGCATCGGTATAGTGGGTGCTCTGATACTTCGGGGCCTCCTCATCTTTTTGCGCATTCTTTTCGGGTTTAGCCCCGGCTACCTTTCTCGCACGTGCTCCGAGGTCGAAATTCATTTTGATAACTTAATATAACGATACGTATATAAGAGTATAACACAAATGTCAGTTGAGCAAAAATCAAAAAAGGACGAGAAGCGAGATTTTGATCGGTGGCTCGCGTACACGTTCACTCGAATGAACACGAGCGATGCCGTCTCGAGCTGGATTCACGAAAAGCTCAAGCGGATTTACCGTTTCGATCGTGACGAAAGCTTTCTCCAAAAGATTAAGAAAATGCGTCGGTTGAAGAAGACCATGTTCATCGATCCCGTGAACTATATCTGCACTGTGTTGACAGCCAGGAGCCTCAAGACGGATGTTAGCGCGAACTACGGATTTATCTACTCGAGCGATGTCAAGTACAACAACAAATACATGCCGGACAAGTTTACCAAGAACCCGGTGTGCATCAGCTACTGCATCGCACCGAGCCTCATGAGTACCGACGGCGAGTACCGTAACCGCCTGTTCAAGTTCGGTCAATTTCTCATCATCGACGAGCGTTATTCCGGAATGATGGAATGGCTCGAGAAGAGCATGGTGCACAAGATCGAGCGCTACGATCTCAGTCTCGAGACCGAGAACTTCTACCCGCAAATTGGGCACGAGTACCTCGCGGAGCAGCTCGACCACTATCTTGTCGAGCACGCCGTATTGCTCAAATTTTTCGCCATCTTTTGGCTGATCGAGGTCTACAACCGCAGCGTTGACATGCAGGAAAACCACATCAATCCCAAATTCAACCAGATCTTCTTCTCGCATCTCGACGAGGACTTGAAGGAATTCGCCTCGCTCAAGGCAAAATTTGGAGAGAAACTTGTGCTCGAGATGGTGCACTATTGCACCAGTCCGATCATGCAGCGCGCCACCGACAAGGCACTCTACACCGTTCCGCATTCTGTGGGTCAGAAATTGCAACCCCTGAACGTGGGTGAGGTGCAGGAACCGCTCAACATCTACTTCAGTCCGTGGCGAGAGATCTACCTGAGCTCCCTGGCATCTGATTTACTTGCAAACCTGATCTGCCCGTCATTTGCCATTTTCGTGGACTGGTTCTATATCAAAAATTCGAAAAAGGGTCTGTTCGACAACGAGCAACAGTACCAGAAGATCGAATTTAGCGAGCGCGCACTGGTTATCACTAAGAAACTACGCGAAACACAACGCATCACATACACGCGCGACCCCAAGACGGACGAACGCGTACCTCTCAACGCCATGTTTCGTGAGTTGCACGACAAAATCGAGGACCCGGTAGACTTCGCCAAGGCGCACTTACTCATGAGCAATGTCACGTTGGGGTTCGCGACCGAGAATGTTGGGCGCACATTCGCTGATATCCCGATTCTCGAGAAGAGCAAGAAATGGATCTCTCGTGTCGGTAGTATGCGCGATGACTGGGTATTTCGCAAGTACGCCTGGGATATGTGTTACGGTCTGCTCTGTCTCAACACGAAATTGGGTATTACCCATAGCGACCTGCACTTGAATAACGGCACCATAAATGACATCGACACGCCCGTAATGGATCCCAAGGCGCGTGTCCTATACCAAATCAACGGGTTGTGGTACGCTTTGCGGACGCACGGGCCGTATGCGTGTATCATTGACTTCAGTCGCGGAACGATTCTACCCCAGAAGGTCGAGAAGTACCAGCACTGGCCCGACCGTCAAGCGTACGAAGATTTCGTCGACGCCCAGAACCGGGCCATGATCCGCAAACTCGAGGACACCGTACCCACCTTCATGAAGATCAATCGCGACAAAGTGGTAGAATTGCAACGTGACCACTTTATGAAATTTTACAAACTGTACACTGCGGTCGATCCGTTCGATTTCTTCAGTCGCGTTTCAAAGGGTCTCAACATTATTAGTGCCAAGAGCAAAGCTCTGACGGACAAAATTACAAAAATTAGCGAACACTACCTGACCAATATCATGATCAAGGTCCTGACGAACCCGGATCTGGAGGTGGAATGGCCGCTCCAGGTGATCTTGCGCGAATGTTTCACAGATGAAATCTTCAACCCCACGATTCCGCAGAAGGACTGGTTTGTAACCGACATGTGGCTCTACGATCGTCCCGATGTTGCGACCAACCTCGATCGGACGGAATGTGCCGTGAGCGCACTGCCCTATACACTTAGCTCGTTCGCATGCTGGCCGCCCATTCTGAAAACCGAGTACGGACTGCCGGCAAAAAAAGAAGGCGATGAAACTCTACCCGAGAACGAAACGGGAAAATATCGCATTCAAAGTGTGGCCCATATGGACGCTACGCGACAGGACTACGAGCGGTATCGGCGTGAGCAGATGAAGATGGTTCACTACATTGCTCAGCGCCATCAGGAGAAATATGCCTAACCTTTCGGGGTCGTTCGTCTTCCTGCGCACGGCGCTCGAGCCGTTCAACCCGTTCGAGTAGACGCTTAATGGTCTGGTTTTGCTCAAATAACTTATCCCGGAGCCCGAGGTCGTTCTTGTAGAGCGTGTCGAGTTCGGCCGACATCTCGGATCGGAGGCGATCATGGTCGTGGCTATCGACCGCAGTCCAGGGGATGACAGTGGTTTGCTGCAGGAGCGTGACTTGGAATTCCGGATCTTCGTCAAACTTGACGGTGAGTTCACCCGTTTTTACCGCGATGAACTTGTGCTGTTTGACGATCTGTTCGAGCACGCCGGGCGCGCTTAGAGGGCTCTGGGGATTGGGTTCGGGCCAGTATCCGCTGAACACATCGGGACCATCCTGGATGGTCAACTGGACTCGGCCGTTTTCGCGCTTTACGGACATTTCGATCTCCTAAATAGGGTCGTGGTGTACAAGGGTAAAAATTTCAATTTTACTTAAGGAGCAGGCTCGTGATGGCCCCCTCGATGCCCTGTTGCGTGCCCTCGACCGTGTTCCTGCTCCACCCGGATCGCCCCTTGACACCGTACTCCCGCTCGACGAGCCAATCGACGATGATTTTTTGCGTCACGCCGGGCCAGACGTGTACCGTGAAGCTGGTTTCATCCGGTCCGGGGGCGGTCTTACCGATCTTCCAGAACGAAACATCGTCGTCACTCAGGTCGTCATCGTCGTTTCGAGTGAAGTAGAACGGGGTCAGGATTGTCTTGGCTCGCTCCCAGAGTTGCGACTCGACATCCGCCCACTTCAAATTGCGCTCCACTTTGCGATCTTCGTCCTCGAGTTCTCGTTTTCCCTGCCAGAGGCGTACGGAGCGTTGCTCGGCGGCGGCGAGACGTTCGCGCATCTCCTCAATTTCATTGTCCCTGAGCACTTCCTTCTCGTGCATGCGTTCGCATTCGTCATCGAGAACTCGAATGTACCGCTCTTTCTGATGGAGTTCACGCTGGAGCTTGCCAAGCGCATCTGTTAGCGTGACCTGCCCTCGAAGACGAAGCTCGCGCAGCACCACTTTGATGAACTTACGGAACTTACGACCAATTTCACCGCGATTTCGCGAAATCGCATTATATAGTCCCTGCTCCGTGAGCATATTTTGTTCGCGGAGTTTTCCGTCCTTGGCGGTTACTGCAAGTTTCACGTAGTCGTCTCCCTCATCAAATTCTCGAGTGAAATGGATTTTAGTAATTTGTAGCATATCAAGTACTTGTTGGCACGGGAACAGCGGATCATCAATTGTTCCATACACAACAAGTGATGAGAATTCAGGAAACATCTTTTGCATTGCTGCGCTCTGGTTGAAATCAATAATATCGGTCATGTGTTACAATACAACATTTGAGTATCTAACTTAATAAAATGCTATAATTTAGATTTTGTGAAGTACCAGGTTCAACAAGCCGTTGAATGGATTAAAAAATCTGTAAAATGCTATAATTTAGATTTTGTGAAGTACCAGGTTCAACAAGCCGTTGAATGGATTAAAAAATCTGTAAAATGCTATAATTTAGATTTTGTGAAGTACCAGGTTCAACAAGCCGTTGAATGGATTAAAAAATCTGTAAAATGCTATAATTTAGATTTTGTGAAGTACCAGGTTCAACAAGCCGTTGAATGGATTAAAAAATCTGTAAAATGCTATAATTTAGATTTTGTGAAGTACCAGGTTCAACAAGCCGTTGAATGG